CCACTTCCTTGACATCAGCGGCATCCACCCAGCCATAGACGGTGGAGGAGCTGCCGGTGGTCTTGATGAGGTGGTAGGGGTGCTTGCCGGACTTGGCCACAGCGGTGACCTTGGCCTCACCGGGCTTGCAGCTCTTGCCGTTGACGGCCATGGAGCTGATATAGTGCTTGGTGCCCGTAAAGGTCACCACGGAGCCCACAGCAAGCCCAGGAGTGGGCTTTTCATCCTTGCCGGGCGTGGGTGCCTCCCCGCCGCCGGAGGGCGCAGAGGTGGCCTTGGAGGCGTACTTGGGCACGCCAAAGCCCCGGATGTAGCGGCCATTGACGGCCAGCTTGCGGTAGCCAACGGCATCACTCATGTTGCCCTCAATGACCTTAATGGTCTTGCCATCGCAGGACACCACAATACCAACATGGTCCGCAGAGCCGGTGTTGTTCGTGGTGGCGTAGTTGCTGCCGTCCTGCCAGTCATAGAAAATGTAGTCACCAGGGCTGGGTGCATAGGCATCATTCTCCACCCAGGAGCCCAGCTTTTTGAAAAGGTCAATGTGGCGCTCACATCCGCACTCCGTGGGGATGATGTCCGTGAGGCCGCAGGCGATGGCCACAGCGGATGCAAAGGTGGAGCACCAGGCATCCGTGTATTTCACCGCATAGCCCCTGGCCAGGGGCTTGTGGGAGTTGTAGAGGTCAATGATTTTGCGGTGGGAGCCGTTGGCCTCTTTGCAGCCCAGATAGCTCACCGCAGTGTCCACAACTTTCTGCCGGAGTTCTTTTTCAGTCATTGAGCATGTCCTCCTTTACTCAATCTTTCAGCACGATCTCAGTGGCCCGGAGGGCCGCATCAGCACCGTACTTGTCCGCAAACTTGTTGAGAAAACGCTGGGCGTATTTTGCCCGGTTTTCATTCTTGCTTTTCCAGTAGTAAAAGCCGCCCCAGGCACCATCTGTCACAAAAGAGGTGCCAGTGAGCGCCGCAATGGCTGTGACATCATGGTCCGTGAGCGTCCCCACTATCGTGGTGATGCAGAGGAGGACGGAAATGCAGATGTGCAGCACCAGCATTTTCTTTGAAAACTCCATGCGCCCTCCTCTCCAGCTCAGGCCTGAGAGGCGGGGCGCTTATCGTCCCGGACCTCAAGCTCATGGATGTTATTGACCAGCGCCGTCACGGTGCCATTGCCGCCCAGAGCATGGTACTCCTTATACATGGCATTGACATTCTCAAGGCCGTGCAGAGTTATCCAGCCACGCTCCTCATAGTGATAATAGGATTGCACGATGCGGTCACGGAGGAGGGCCTGGACCCCCAGCTCTACCGCCTTTTGCCGTGCGTCTGCCTGCTTGTATTTCTTGTAGAGGTAGCCAACGGCGGGGACGGCTACCACAGTGATGATGGTGGAGATGATAGACCAGTAGCTCCTCAGCGTTTCCAGCATCCTTTTTGTCCTCCTGTTGTTCAAAAATGAGAGGGGCACACCACACGGGTGTGCCCCTCCTGCTGGGCTGGGGCTTTAGACCTCAACCTCCAGGTCTGCCAGGATTTCCTCCACCTGCTTACGCAGCAGAGCGGGCACCTGGTCAATGGTCTTGCGGCCCTTGATGATGAGGGTAGCATACACAACAGCCATGTCTTGCACCTCCTTTCTCAACAGAAATAAAGCAAGCCGCAGGCGGAGCTCACGCATCAGTGCTCTCCTCCAGCAGCTTGGCAACAGCGTCACGCAGGTTGGCGGGGACATCATCCAGGGTCTTGAGGCCCTTGCGGATGAGGGCGGCATATACCTTAGCCATTCTCTCCACCTCCTGCCAGCATCTCATAGACCTCCGTGAGGGCCACCTGGGTGTTGGTCAGGTCCTCCTCCGTTGCCTGGAGCCGGGTCTTGAGCTCTTTGTTTTCCTTGGTCAGTTCCTCCAGGGAACGCTTGCGCTCATGCTTTGCCTTGAGGCTTGTGTTGTCATAGTAAACAGCCATTATTCAAAAGCACCTCCGATGTTAGAAATATAGCCGCCGGTGTCGCTGGCTCCACGCTCAACAGAGAGCTTGAAGTTGAACGCAAAGCCGTTGGCGGCGGTCTTATTGGTAAACACATGGTTTGCGCCATTCTTGACATCCGCCGTGGCATCCTCCCAGACGGGGGTGGTGTCCTTGGCGTTGTTGGTGACCAGCACCTCCATGACCGCATCCGCAGGCAGGGTGCCCACGATGTTCATAACCATCACAGAAATGGCATCATCCGCCGCCAGCGGCGCTGCCAGCGTGACAGTGGCCTTGGTCACCTTTTTGGCAAAGGTCACCGTGTAGGCGGCGCTGTCAGCCTTGCCGTCAGAGGCCACCACCTTGAGGGTGTGGGAGCCGTTGAGGATTTTCTGCCAGTTGGCAGCCGTGACAGCTTGGAATGTGTTGACCTGGCCCAGGGTTGCGGTGTAGGTGCGCTTGAGCACATTGTCCAGGTACTCCTTGACCGTTACAGCGTCCCCGTCCACATCGTTGACCGTGTACTGGAAGTTAAAGCCCGCCGTCTTGGTGCCCAGGTTGGAGCCATTGGCCGTGGAGCTGGTGATGGTGGGCGCAGTATTGACGGACACAGTGCCGTCATCGCTCACAGAGAGGGTGGAGGGGAGAGTAAAAGCGGGGCGGGACCCGTAGGTGCTGGCGCAGCCGCCGTTGAAGACATCGCCATTGGTGCGCAAGTAAACGGCGTTGTAGGCGTTGTCCGTGAGCGGGGAGCGGGTCCACTGAACAGCGGCGGAGCCGTTCATGTAGGCGATCTGGAGAGAGCTGGCGATTTCCAGCGCCGTGCCCTCCACATTAAACCAGCTTGCCGATCTGTTCAGCTCAGTGGCAGACAGCAGGAAAATGGCCCGCTGGAGCGTGCCAACGGTGTTGTTGCCGTTGCCGGGGGTGTACTTGATTTTCGTGGTGCCGATGACCCCACGGATGTCTGCATCAAGCAGGTTTTTGTAGGTGCTGTTGAGCCAGCTATCAATGGCGCTGGAGGCGTAGGCATTGACATTGGAGCTGTGCCACTGGCGGGTGTCATAGCAGTCCTTGCGGACCACCAGCGTGCGGCCCATGCCGTTGAGGGAGTTCTCATAGTTGTGCTTGGCAACATAGAAGCTCACCAGCTTGCCGTTTTCTTTCAGCTTGACAATGCTGCCGACACTTTTGTTGCCAAGGGTAGTTGTTGCCATTTAGATTTCCTCCTTTAAGATATTTTGAACACGGTCCCTCACCTGTTGGCGTAGGGTCCAAGTGTTGCCGTGTGCGGCGTGAGCATCCCACGCCTGCCAGGATTGCAGGATTTCCTCACGGGTCACAAGACCAGTGGGGTATTCCTTTTCCCACCTGCGGAGTTTGGCGCGCATCTTTTTCACGCTGCTGTGCCGCAGCTTGCGGATGACCTTGCCGCTGTCCGTGAGGTAGGTGTGAAAACCAAGAAAGTCCATCCCATGTCTAAGCGGGAAAATCTGTGTTTTCTCATTGAGTTCCAGACCAAGAGATGCCATAAATGCCTGTATTTCCGTGATGCAATACTGCAAATATGCTTTGTCCGGGTGGATGAGGAAAAAGTCATCCATGTATCTGCCATAGTAGCGGATATGGAGCTTTTCTTTTACAAAGTGGTCAAACTCATCCAGGTAGTGCAAGGCAAACAGTTGGCTTGTCTGATAACCAAGCGGCAGACCGTCTGAGCAGTCAATATAGACACACAAAAGGTCATAAAGCGCAGGCTCAAGGTCCAGCTTTTTGAGCTTTTCCTTGAGCCTGTCGTGGTCGATGCTGGCAAAGAAATGCCGCACATCGCATTTGAGCACCCAACCGTCTGCGGTGTGGTTTTTGTTCTAGTAATCGGTTAAAAATCCTTTGAGCCTATCCAAGCCAAAGTGCAGTCCCTTGTTTTTCTGTGAGGCGTAGTTATCCAAGATAAAGCTGTTGGTGATACGCTCATAGAGAATATTATCCACCACAGCGTGCTGCACAACCTTGTCCACAAAAGCCGGAGCCTGCACCAGCCTTTTCTTGGGCTCATAGACATAGAACACACGAAACACACCGGGTCTGTAAATCTTGGTTTTTAGGATATAGACCAGGTTGACGATGTTCTCAAGCAGGCGCACCTCATAGTGTGCGGTAGCGGCTCTGGAGCGTTTGCCCCGCCGGGCGGCCAGGTATGCCGCATAGATAACCGCAAAGGTGCATATTTCAGAAAATTTCATACAAACGGATGGCCCCCTATCAGTGTTCGGCTGGCCAGCCTCTCCTCATGCGCTGTGTAGGTGCCGCATGATAGGACCAGTAGCCCCGCCACTTTTCTGGAAAGCAGCGGGGCATCAGCGCAATGTGTTTGCCTTGGCCTCACCAAGGCTGGGTATGACCTCCTTTGATGTGATGGACGGCACGGTTTTGGGCTTTGGGCCTACTCAGTCAGGCCTTACCATCAGAGCGGGGCGGGACCCGTTGGTGCTGGTGCAGTAGTTGTCGCCGACATCGCCATTGGCGCCCAAGCAAACGGCGCCGCCGGTGTCGCTCGTGTTCGGGGAGCACAGTGGAAAAATAGGTCATACCCAAATATAACAGCTCTCGGCTGGTATATCCTTTCAGGGGTTGCGGGCCAAGGCCTCAGCAATTTGCTGGGCCATCTGGCCCATTTTGGCAAGCTCCTGGTTGGCCCTTGCCTCCCGCAGAGCGGCGGCACGGTTGCTGTCATTGCGTTTCCAGTTGAAAGCCTTTTGACGGACCGGGCGCACCAGCTCTGCCCAGTAGTGGCACTGGTCACCAGAGATGTACTTGCGCTTATAGCTCAGGTTGATGTACTGGTTGAGGGTATCGCAGAGGACGATGACCTCATCAAGGTCCTTGAGGCGTTCCTCATACTCAGTTTCAAAATAGCGGCCATCAGCGGAGTTGCATTTCTGGAGGATGGCGCTGGCCATGCGCTGCATATCAGCGCACATGTGGAAAGTCTGGCTCTTGGGAAAGTGAGGCTTGCCGTCATCCTTGGTTTTCTCAAAGAGCTCCTTTTCCACCATCTGGCCGTTTTCCATCACATAGGCCTTGACCTTGGTGTATTGGGGCTCTTTGACCTTGACCCGCTGGATGGTGTAGTCCAGCAGATCGGTGGCAAGTGGTATGATGTCATAGTTGGGCACTTAAAACTCAATCCTCCCTTGGCTTTCATTCCACACACCAGTGACCACCACGCCGGAGAGGCTGGTGAAAGCCACGCTCCAGGAGTTGCCGGTGACATTGGTGTCATATTTCAGCTCCAGTGTGCGGACACGGGTGGCCAGGCTGGAGAGGTCCGTGGTGTTTGTCTGGACCTGCCCCTCCAGTGTGGTCACTCTGGAGCTCAAAGGAGAAACCAGGGCCTTGACCTTTGCCCAGAGGCGTGCCGTCTGGAGGTCATCAAGATAGGGCCTTTTTGCCATGTCATTGGCCTCCTTTACTTGCAGATATTATCCAGCTCTGTGTTGGAAATGGCCACAAGGTCCTCCGCAAGCATGTAGGCGGACAAGTCCATCGTACCGGCCAGCACATCCCATGTGGTGCCGTTCCAGGCCACATTGTCACCGGCGTTGACCCCGTGGGCTGCATCGGCATTGACAATGTTCCACACATCGCCTTTCTTGTTGCCGGTGGTGGGCAGGTCTGCATAGGTGTCCTTGGAGCCCTTATATTCAAGGGCGCTGGACATCTTGGCATCCACCTCATCCTTGGTGTAGGCATCTGCAATGCCGTAGCCTGCCAAAGAGGTGGCCGGGCTCTGCTTGCCTGCCGCCAGGTCATAGGCGGCTTTGACGGCGCTGGGCGTGGCGGCCTTGGTGGTGCTGGTGTCATCGGTGGCGCTGGAGAGCTGCACCACGCCTTTCTGGTTGGTGGTGCCGTTCTTGACGGAGATTTTGCCGCCGCTGACATCCACATTGGTGCCAACAGTCACGCCTCCCTTGACGGAGGCGCTGGCATCCGGCAGGGTGTAGTTGTTGGCGTTGGCCTCCACGCCGCCCAGCTTGGCCTTTTCCTCGTTGGTGTAGTCATTGGCACTCAGGCCCTTACCCTCCACCTTGTCCACCTTAGTGGTGTCAGAGGGGTGCACATGGTCACCACGGGCAAAAGCGGTTTCCGTACCAGCGACAGCGGTGCCGTCCATCTTGGGCACGGTGCTGGATGCGGCAGCGCCCTCCGGCACATCCTTGGCAGTGATGAAACCGCTGTCATTGGTCAGATCAGAGGTCTTGCTTGGCAGCTTGATGTTGGCAATGGCCGTGGCCACATAGGTCTTGACCTTACCCCACAGGTAAAGTACACCATTTTCATCAAGCGCTTTCTTGCTGTTTGCCATTTTGGCTGTCCTCCTTATATGAGTAGTTTTTCAAGCTCCAGGTTTGTGATGGGCAGGATGTCTGCGTCACTGCCAGGAGCGCCCTGGGGGCCTTGTCGGCCCCTCAAATTGACAGGCTTGGGGTTTTCTTTGTTGCCGTCATTGGTCCAGCTCAGGGTGCACTCATCGCCCTCCACAGAGGGGTAAAAAGTGGTGCCGTCAATTCCTTGCTTGCCGGTGTTGACATACTGCACAGAGCCAAAGCTGGCGTGCATCATGCCGCCGGTGGAGAGCTTGACCGCAATGACCCTGGGCGTGGTTTCAAAGTTTACTGCATAGGTCACATTAGATCACCCCGTCCTTGAATATCTCCCCCACATTGACCCGCATGGGCTCACTGGCAATGGCGTTGTCCAGATTGTCCCGCAGGCGGAGTTGCACCCAGACAGGCTCAAGCTCCGAAAAGAGGAGCGTGTCCTCCTGGGAGAGCGGCAGCGTGATGATGCCGTTTTCTTTGTCATAGGTGACAGCAGTGAGGTCCTTTTCCAGCACAGTTTGCCTGTTCTGTTGAAAAGTGATATACAGGGCAGATATAGTGATTGCCTCCGGCAGCTCAAAGGTCAGCACAGGGTTTGTGCCTCTCCGCATCTTGTTCACCTCCGCATCTTAAAACTCAATTCGGCCAAGTTCCTCATTCCATACGCCGGTGACCACTACATCCGTCAGCGTAACAAAGGTGACCTCAAAGCTGCTGCCGGTGACATTGGTGCCATATTTCAGCTCCAGCGTCTTGAGGCGGCTATCCAGCCCCGTGAGGTCCACACGGATGCTGGCGTGCGCTGTGTCGGAGTTGTTATGCTCATTCACAGCGCCCCCCACCAAAGCGTTGACCTCCGGCTTGGTGTAGACATCGCCCTGCTGCACAGCATTGAGCGCCAGCGCCCGGATGTCGGAGTGGCTGGTGCCGTTGGTGTTGTGCTCTGCCAGGGCGCTCTCCATCTCCGCCCGGCTCACTGTGTCCAGGGCCGGGGTGATGGTGAAACTGACAACGGAGGCATCCGCTACCACGATGTGCATAATCATGGTGAGCTTGCCGGACACGCCGCCATCCGTGGACACCTTTTCTGTGTCGGGGGTGTTGCAGATGGCAATGAGCGTGCCGTCATCGTCAAAGAGGCCCATTTCACGGATGGTGAAACCACCCACGCTGTCATCAATGGTGATTTTCACATCAATCATGTTGGCGTTGGTGGTGCTGACTGCGGCGCTGGCCACATCGCCCTCCCACTTTTTGCCCCGGAGGGCGGTCTGGGCCACGGTGGGCTCATAATACTCACCGCCGCCGTCACCGGCAGCAGCAGTCTTGATGTTGACCTTGCCGCCGTTCAAGATGCACTTGGCGATTAGCGCAGCGCCCGCCGTGGTGATAACGGTGCCATAGTTTTTGGTTTCATTGGGCATAGTGCTTTTTCCTCCTATTCTTGTGGGTAAATCTCCACAGTGTTGTGATACTCCAGAGCACCCACAGCAATGGACTTGCCGGTGCTTTCCATCTCATGGACCATCATGGGCCAGATGTTGACCTCATCCTCATACTCGGTGTAAACGCCGCAGGTGATGGTGCCGTATGACTGCAAAAAAGATGTCATCAGCACCCGCATGTTGGCCGGGCGCACCATGAGGAGCATGTCCAGGATTTCCGCCGCCAGAGCATCCGCATCCGGCAGGACGGTGTAGTCAAGCTGGATGTTGATGGTGTAGTCCACAATGCTCTCCTCATGCCCCAGCTCACCGCAGAGGCCGGTGAGCCAGTTCTTGAGCCAGGGCAGAGTGTAGGGCAGCTCCAAGTTCCACAGGGCCTTGATGCGTGCCTTGCGGACCTCCAGCGTGTCCGTGTCTTTGGGGCGGATATTCAGCTCACGCTCCCACACGGTCACGCCGCTGGCCGTTGCCGTGTCCAGGAATTGGTTGGCAAGGACCAGGGCCAAAGCGTCCCACGCAATGGAGATTTCCGGCTCGTTTGCGGCATTGATGGCTTGAAACTCAAGCACCTCACGGAGCACCGGGGGGAGGTAGTCAAGGAGCTTTCTATCCATTGATGTCCCCCCTCACCGGGATGCTGTCTGCACCCAGCACAAGGTTTTCCTCCTTGCCGTTGATCTGCGTGTCAGCAATGTCCGTTATCATGTCGGAGCACTCGGAGAGGATGCGGCTTTCAATCTGAGAGATGCGGACGGTCAAGTGGTCCGAAGTGGCCCAGGTGCCTGCCAGCTCTGCAAAATAGTCATCAATGACGGCTTCCACATAGCTTTTGATGGCCTCCCAGTTCCAGCCGGAGGCATAGGTCAGATTGAGCGTGATACTCACCGGCACCGGCTCCACGCCAGTCACATGGACCACATGGCCGATGGGGGCAAGCCCCAGACCCTCCCCGGCGTTCTCGGTGGGGTCCACCGCCGTCTGCACCTCATCAATGAGGGTTTCAGAGGGGGCGGTGTTATTGGATGCCAGCAGCACCAGCTTGACGGTGCCGCCCACCGTCAGCTTTTTATTGAGCGCCGCCGTGTAGACAGCGGTGAGCCAGGCCGCCACGGGCTCACTGAGCCCCGCAATGGCGCTGGTGTACCAGGCTGTGACAGTAGCATCCGGGATGAGCGTGGACGGCGCAATGTCCCCGTTCCAGACCGGGTGCACCTTGACGGCGGAGATGCCGGGCATGGCTTTCACCTTTTCGATGTAGTCAGCCTGGTTGCCGCCAAAGGCCTGGGACTTGAAGCTGTCAAGGACACGCTGGCGGAAAACCTCCGTGTCCTCCTCATCATCTCCGGGGATTAGCAGCTCCACCAGCTCTGCATGGGTCAGCCCGTCCACATACTCAATGGGGATGAGCTGGCCGGTGTAGCCGTTGGCTTGGGCCCCTGCTGTTTCGCAGGTGACCCGGTGGCTCAGGCCGGTGGCGGTGTCCTCGGAGGTATCCATGCGGGCCGTCACCACAAAGTTTAGGTCCTCGCAGGAGAAACGGGTGCCCACCGGCACCTCAATGTTAAACTCCGCCCGGAACACTGCGGCGCTGGGCGGGTAGGGGCTCATGTTACGGTCAGCGGCCCGCTTGATGAGATATTCACGGGGCGCTGTTGCCAGGTAGGTGGCGGTGAAAACGAAGTCCAGCCCAATGTAGAGTTGGGCCAGCTCCGCCATGGACGGAGCCACACCGTTCATCACCATGGAGCCCTCCCGCTTGTCGATGCCGGAGGACACCCTGGCCAAGGCGCTTGCCAGCAGCGCCTCATAGGTCTTGGTTTCAAACATGGTTAAATCTCAACCTCCTTTGTGGCCTCCAGCTCTCCATAAATGGTGTAGACGGTAAAGCGGGCCAGCACGGACTTTCTGCCGGTTTCAAAGGTCCAGTCATCCACGCCGGTGATGCGGTCATCCTGCATCAGGGCATCCGTGATGCGCCTTTTCATCTCACTCATGGCGTAGTCCTTGGGCTGTCCGATCAGGTCAACCAGCTCGGAGCCGTAATTGCGGGAATAGATGGGGTAGGCGTAGCGCTCCACATTGAGGATGAGATAGACAGCCTGGCGCAAGGCCTCCCGCTTGTCGGTCATGCCTGCCACCCGCTGCCCCTCAATGTCCAGCTTGTGGGTATAGCTGGGCTGTTCCTCCAGCTCAAAGCCGATGAGGTCAAGGTTTTCTCCAGTTGTCGGTAGCGTTCCCATCAAGGTGCCTCCCATCTGTCCAGGACAATGTATTTTTGCCCGCCATCACAGGAGATGAGGATGACCTTTTCCCCTGCCTTGAGGGCCAGGTGCACCTTAAAGGTTTTCCTGCCCTTGTAGGCGTGCTGCTGGGCGGCAAAAGCAGCCTCTCCGCTGCCGCCGCTTTGGCTTTCCGTCTGGTGGTCCACCGTCATGTCCACATTGAAGTCCCGGACATTGTTGGTGAGGATGAGCTGGGCCTCCGTCAAGGTCTTTTTCTGGTCCACCTGGATTTTCAGCGGGGAGGCGGATGTCACAGTGCCAAAGCTCACGGCCATGGGGCCGTCCGCCTTGACCGCCTCCACCGCCGCCTGTTTCACAGCACGGACCAGCTCATTGATGTCAAGCGACAAATGTACCACCTCGCATTTTGAGCTCCATGAGGTGCTGCCCATCGTTGAATGTGTGCTTGACCTGTTCGGCCATGAGGTAGTTGGACACATTGATGTCACCCAGGCCCAGCATGACCACCAGCAGCGTGCCCGCCCTCACACGGATGTCACCAAGGACATCCTGGAGCTTGAGGGTGCGGGTCTTGGTGTTGTAGAGGTCCAGGAGAGCGTCCGCCATCGCCTTGGCGTTGGCCTTGCTGTCCAGTTTCTCATAATATTGCAGGACACCCCATTGATTGATGTGGGAGCCGTCCTGGGCAATATAGATTTCCCGCTTGCCGGTTTCCTTGTTCTCATAGGAGAGCTTGATTTTGTCATAGGTCTGGGTGGCAATGGAGCTCTTATAGTCGTAGTCACCGGCGGTGTCCTCATCCACAAGCATGTTGAGTTTCATGTTGCCCAGGCTCTTGAGGGTCAACTTCCCAACATTGTCATAGAGCACATACATCTGCCCGGTGGCCTTTAGGGTTTCGTCCAGGGCGTTTTGGATGATGTCAAACAGGGTTTGATTGTCCTCCACACGGCTGGCGATCTTGTAGCCCGTGTCCTCAAGCTCTCCCACATTGAGCTGGAAGTCCTCCGCCACCATTTTGATGATCTCAGAGGCCGTCTTGTTGGTGTAGACATAGGTATCTTTATTTTTGAGGTAATAAAGCTGGTCATACACCACACACTTGATGACATTGGGGTTGTTGCCCTTGCGGGATTTCTCAAAGACAAAGCCATAAAAGACAGGGGTGCCGTCCACGGAAAAACGGCAGGGGTCCCCCTCTTGAAAGCTCAGGCCTGGGGTCTTTACCACCTCAAAGGTGAGCTTGCCCGGCTGGCCTTTGCGTTCCCACTCAATGGTGACACCCTCCACCGTGGGTGGGTACATGATATTGCTACCATGTTGTATCAGCAGCTCATAGCTCATGGGATGGTGAGCACCTGCCCAGGATAGATGAGGTTGGGGTTGCTGATTTTGTCCGTGTTGGCCCCGTAGATTTTGGTGTACTGGGCCCCAGCGCCATAGTATTTGGCGGAGATGGCCCAGAGGGTGTCACCCTTTTTCACGGTGTAGGTCTTAGCGGAGGGGGCCGTGCTGGCATCCCGCTCCTTTTCCACGGTCACGGTCTGCTTGCCCGTGTCGGTGCTGGGCTGTTCGACCTTGGCCGTTTTCGTGCCGTAGGAGCGCCATTGCTTGAGGTTGATGTCCACGCTGACATCCAGGCCCTCCTTGGCATCCTCCGTGATGTTGTAGTCCTCCACGCTCACGGTCATGTTGGTGTCGAACAGCCGCCGTCCATCCGGGGAACGCCGCACCAAAATAAACTGGGTGGTGTCCTTGGAGGTCTTGAGCCGTTCCAACACGCCCATGTAGTAGGACGGGGACCGGCTGCCGGTGAGCATTGAGAGCGTCACCGGCAGCACGATCTCACTCAGCCCAGGGGTGCGGAGGAAATTGATCTCACCTTCATTGAGCAGCGTGAGCGTCTTATTTTTGCCCTTGATTTTTACGGTCAGCTTGGCGGGAGTGGGCCACTCCACGCCGCCCAGGTAACAGGAATAACTCATGCGTGCACCCCCTCAGCAGCGGTGACCAGCGCCTCAGTAAAGCCCTCGGTGAGCTGGCTGATAACGCCGTCCAGATCAGCACTGCCGTCAATTCTGTTGGTCATGCCGGTCATGTCAATCTTGACCTCTGCGGTGGTGAAACGGTTGATTGCATCCCTTTCTGCGATGTCCCGCAGGTATTCAAGCTGTTCCTCTGTCACGGCCAGAGCATCAGCGGTCTTGCCGGTATTGTCGGCGGTCAGCCCGGTGTTGTCAGCAATGCTGCTCAGGTCAAAACCGCTGCCAAGGTCCGTGCCGCCGCTGCCAAGGTCCGTGCCGCCGGTGCCGCCTCCGCCGAAGTCAAAGAAACTGCTCACCTTGTCAGCCACACCGTCACCCCACGATGCACCGGCCTTGAAAGCATCAGAGGCCCAACCATCCGTGAATGTGTCAAAGGTGTTGTAGCCTTTGGTGAAAGCGTCCCCAATGTTCTGGTACTCCTCAACACTGCCATAGGCCTCCGCCGATTTTGCGGCATATTCATCCGCCTTTGCGGAAATGCCGGAGTAGTCAAACTCGACAAAGGGCAGCTTGTTCAAGGCCGCACAGATGCCCTCCACAACGGTGAGGGCGGTGGACAGCAGGCCGTAAAACCAGCCTTGCACATTGGAGATGACATTGTGGAAAGCGGTGCCGATGTTGGAGCAGCAGGCACCCAGAGCGTTCCAGATGCCAATGACCACATTGGCCACCACAAGCATGGCGTTCCACACGGCTTGAATGGCCACATTGATGCCGCCGGTGATAACTCCAAAGCCCGTGGCCGCCACGCCCGTGGTCTTAGCAATCCAGTTGCACAGGGCGATGATGCCCGCCACAAGGGCGATGACCCCCACCACTATCCAGGTGATGGGGCAGGCCAGCAGGGCCGCATTGAGGCCGTACTGCGCCGCCGTAGCGGCAAAGGTTGCCCCGGTGCTCATCATCTCTGCCGCCGCTTTCACGCCAGCAGAGAGCGCCACAGCGCCATTGATGGCCTGAGTGATGAGCGCCACGGCGTTGTAGGCCACAAGTGCAGCCACAAGGCCCCAGGCAATAGGCTCAATCACAGACCAGTTATCAACCACGGCAGAGCCGATGTTGACGAACACATCAAGGATGCCGGAGGCAAGGGCCGTGATGGTGGCCAAGGCGTTCAAGGCTCCGTCCACCACCGTGCTGAATTGCTCACTGTTGGCCAGCTTGTTGAGCTTGTTGAGAACGGGGTCCAATGTCTGGAGCGCCCGGTTTTGCATGTTGGTCCAGATTTGCGCCCAGGTCATGGGCATACTCTCAAACTTGGCATTGGTTTCATCTGCCACAGAGAAAAGGGCGTTTTTGACCACCTCGGCGGTGACCTGGCCCTCCTGGGCATATTGCTTGATGGAGCCCTCTGCAATGCCCATGTACTGCTCAATGGCTCTGGCGATGCCGGGCGCATTTTCAAGGATGGAGTTTAGCTCCTCGCCTCTCAGAGCGCCTGCCGCCATTGCCTGGGTGAGCTGGAGCATGGCCGCCGCCTGCCCTTGGGCGGATGCGCCGCCAATAGTAAACTGGCGGTTAACCTGCTCCATAAAAGCAATGAGCTCATCATTGGAGCTGAAAGCGGCTCCAGCGTTTGCGCCCATGCTGGCAATAGCAGATGCCGTGTCAAGATAGGCAGCTCTGGAGCGCTGGGCAGAGGCCATGATTTTGGCCTCCAGCTCATCCACGCTGCCGCCATCATCCACAAGGAAAGACAGGCGGGCGGTGGTGCTGGTCATCTGGTCAGAGAGGCCGATGAGCTTATTGAGCCCGGCACCGGCGGCCAGTGTGGCCACCAGGGTCTTGACCTTGCCCAGCATACCATCTGCCAGGGAGCCGCCGGTGCGGAGGCCTCGGTTGAGGTTTTCCTCCTGCTCTGCGGCTCTGCGGTAGCCGTCCGCCATCTCCTGGATTTCGGCATTTGCTCCCACAAGCTGGGAGCGTGCTTGTGCAATCTGGGCGGCATCAACAGCTCTGCCAGAGGCACGCTGGACCTGCTCAAAGGCGTTGAGCGTAGTGTCAAGCGCGGAGGTTATCCTCTTGAGCACGGCGCTCATCCCGTCATTGAGGACCATTTGCGATCTGATAGTTGCCATAGTTTCACCACCTTGGGAAAAGCTCCCGCCCTGTATCGCTCAGGGCGGGAGCCTTATTTGCGTTTTGCTTTGTTCTTGAGTTCCGCCTCTTTTTTCCGCTCCGCCGCACAGCGGGCATCAATAGAGGCGATGACAAAAGCACGCTCCTTGACGGGCAGGCTCAAAAACTTGGACGGCTCCCAGCCAAACTTTTGCAGACAGAAGTGTGCATAGCTGGCCTCTGGGTCACCGTCCTCTATTAGTTTTTTGCCTCATCAACCAGCTCATTCTCAGTCTTGAAACCGTTGAGCTGGAAAACTTCCGTCACATAGTCATCAAACTCACCGCCGATGAGCAGCTTGCCCAGCAGCTCCTCCGGTTTGGCAACACCCCAGTCATTCTGGAGCTCTGCGTTGCTTAGGTCCGGGAACACCGTGCAGCGGGCACACACCTTGGCCTGGAAAGCATAGCTATCAAGCTGCTGGGTGTACTGGCCCTTTTTGCCGGGCACCGGCACCTGCCGGATGCAGGAGTTGCGGATGCGGGCGTATTCATCAGCGGAGATGCAGCAGATTTCCCACAACATGGGCTTGCCATCCTCCCCCTTGAAACGGGGGGAGGCGGCAAACTTGTAGTTTTCGATCTGCTCAACATTGGCGTGCATAAATGCGGACAGGTTACTCATGGATGATTTCCTCCTTTAGTTAGCCGCCCTTACATATAGGACGGGTTGGTGTGCTTTTCGGGACGGGTAAAGCTGTCGCAGTAGCCCTCAAGGGCCTGCTCCACAAAGTCACCCTCTGCGTTGAACATGGACAGCAGCACATCACCATCCAGCACGCAGTTGTTGTAAATCTTGGTGCTCCGGCCCACGGAGGTGGCGGGGTCATCGTTGGAGGTCTGGATGTCAAAGGTAGGCATCACACCCGTCTTGATGAAGTCCTCAACCACCTGGTCAAAGATTTCCGTGCACTTGTAGACCGTCATGGAAAAAGCCAGGGCAATGGTTTGGGCCTTGTGGCCAATCACGGGATTGCCCAGGCGGTAGACTTCCTTGGTGTTGATGGAGGCCTTGCCCTCAAACTCCTTGGCCATCAGCATGGAGTAGCGGGTGCCGTTCAGCGTCACAAAGCACTCAGCAAAGTTGGCGCTCACGGCATCCTGGGTGTTCATAGAGATTTTGTCAGCCATGTGTCACAATCCTCCTTTACTGAATGATAACGCTCATGTAGAGCTGGGCCATGGCGTCGATGATGTTGAGGCCGTTGATGGTCAGCAACACTGCCTTTTTCTTGTCACCCTGCTCACAGGTCACCGTGTCGGGGTCAAAGTTCTCAACAGCACGGATTTTCTCAAGCTCCTGGATGAGCTTGACCACATCGCCCCACAGGGAGGCACGGCCAGAGGCATCATTGGGCACGGTGCCCACATAGCGGGTGTTGAACAGCACCGCCGTGTCATTGGCGATCTGGTCACACACACGGATGGTCTGGTTGGACTGGAAAACCTCTCCCTTGGTGTCGGAGAGGGTCAGCAGGGTGTTGATGTCCTCCAGCACACGGGTGACCCCGTTGACATTGTGGAACATAAACTTGCCTGCCTTGAGGGCCGCCTCAAGCGCTGCCTGGGTGTATTCGGTGTCCAGAATGAGCTCACCGTCATACTTGGCATTGGTGAGGGACTTGTTGACGGCCACGCCAGCATGTGCGCCGGTAGCCCAGTAGACCACCGCCTGGGTGTCCACATTGGCAATGGTGGCATGGGTGGCAGTGTTCCACACGCCAATCACGCCCTCATAGTCAGCGCTGGGTTTCCAGGCCACAAGCTGGAATTTGGCACCCACCTCATCCCTCATGCGCTGGGTGTACTTGACATACAGGTTGACCACGGTGCTCTCCGTGGCCGGGCAGCACAGGGTGTTAAAAGCATAGGCCTCCAGCTTATCCAGGAAAGCCTGGTGGTCCTCGCCGGTGACTGCCGCATCATCAGCGCCGCCGGTCAGCTTGGTGCCCGCAGTGGCCGCCAGCGTGGCGCTGGTCTTGAAAACCACATAGTCATTGGCCACCAGATCAGTGGCCGCCTTGACCGTCTGGGTGTCAACACACTGGCCGTCCAGGTAGGTGCTCACATCCCATGCGCTGGTGTCATCGACATTGGAGGCGATGACAATAGAGAGGTCATTGCCACGCACACCGGGGTACTTGGCATCCGCATAAGTGCAGCTTGCCTTTTCGCCGTTGCCCAGCCGCCAGCAGTAGACGGTGGTGGCGTGCTGGAAAATCTCACGCAGGGCCAGAAGCTTGGGGTGGTCATACCCATAGCCGAAGATGGCCTTGCTGTTTTTCTGAAACTCACCAGAGGTGACGGGGAAAACCTCACCCTCCGGGCCCCAGCTCAGAACAAAGGGCGCTGCCGCATAGCCTCTGTCAGACAGAGTGGCGGATGCCTTTGCCACGCTGGAGAAATTGATGTAGCTGCCGGGCAGGACCTTGTTCTGGGTCAGCCAGTTACCTCCGCCAAGAGCCATTTATCTCACCTTGCCTTTCATAAACTTTTCAATCAGCGCATCCACCTCATTCAAGGTGTAGGTCTTGCCATCCTCCAGCAGTGCGCCGATCAGGTCCCGCCGGTGGACATATCTCTGAGAGGCCACCAACTGCGCCTTGGTAAAGGCGGCGGCATTGGCCTCCGTGGTCTGGGTTTTTGCCATTGGCTTATCCCTCCTCATTGATTTTGAGAGTTTCCATGTTCTCCTGCTCCAGCGGGACACGGACGAAGTGGTCATAGCTCAAAAGCACATGCAGGACATCCTCCGCCAGCGTCCACTCACAGCCGGTGGCGTGGATGATGTCCCCCTCCGGGGTTGTGATGCTCCCCAGGACAAAGGACAGCCGGTGTGCCATGTCATAGCACTCCGCATCCCCGGCCTTGGGGTAGTAAATCACATCCACCGTGGGTGTCCGCTTGTACCTCTGGCCCACCTCTTTGGCGTGACCGGCACCGGGCATGATGACATTAAAATCTCCGGGCTTGAGCCCTTGCTTGACATTCCCGCCATGCACCTGGGCAGCGGGAAAAGCGGCGTGGAGCGCAAGGCTCACGCCGTCATAGATGCTGTTGAAATTGATTTCAGCCATTGAATACCTCCCGCAGCAGGGCCTCCAGTTTTCTCTCAATCACGCCCGGCGCAAGCCTCTCAAGGTCCTGCTCGGACAGGGTGAGGAAATACTGGCCCGGCACCCAGCCGTCACCGCCCCGTGTTCGGTGGCCAAACTCAACATAGCTGGCATATTCCACAGGGTTGATGACCTCAATGGTGTAGGTGTTGCCAGACTTTCTGACTGGCAGCGCCTCAGCGTAGGCTTTCGCATCATTGCTGCCGCCTCTGCTGGCAGCATCCGCTTGGGTTTTGGATGTCCAGCCCCGGCGCAGGGTGCCGCCCTTTTTGCCACTGGATTTTGGGTACTGCCCCACAGGTGTGCGGGGGATGACCAGCGCCAGCAGGCGGGCGGCCAACTCCTTTGACACCTCCGTGCAGAAACGGTCCATGTCCATGCTCTGGAGTGTGGCCAGACTGTCACGGAGGCGCTGGAGCTGTCTATAATCGCAGTTTCCCCAGTTCATCAGGCCCACTCCTTGAAAAGCTCCAGCGGCACCTCTTGGTGGCAGCTATACACTGCGCTCTTGCCGCTCCGTTCATAGTCACGGGTCATGCCGTTCTGGGTCACTGTGATTTTAGACCCCTCCGGGATGTCCACGGAGGGGTCAATGTAGAGCACCACGCTTTGGGCCACCTGGGCGGCCTCCTCGTTGGGCTCTGTGCTCACCACAGACTTGTGGGAAATGCGGCAGCGGATGTCTGCCGCCAGGATGCGCTCCTGGGGCTCCGTGCGGCCATTGGCGGGATTGAGCACCCCGTCCAGCACGGTGATGGTCGCTTTGCCCACCCAGAGGCTCTGCACGGCCTTTTTGTGGGCGGGGCTCCCCACTACCATCTCATCCTCCGAAAAGCCGCCAGCGTACTCTCAGGCGGGCGCATGAGCCCTGCAAGCAGGGCATCAAAGCGGGCCTCAGCGCTGCTGGCTCCATCACTGGCTCCAGCAAAGGTGATGGCCACATCACCCTCCGTGATGCTCTTGGCCGGGGCGGAGAAGTCAAAGCCCTCCAGCCCGTCCAGACCACCGGCGGCTTTCTTATCATAGAGGAATTGCCCGGCCACCATATCCACATGGACATAGAAAAGGCCATCCGGCAGCACCCTTTGATTGATGTCTGCCAGGATGTCCTTTTCACACTTGTCTATGAGGAAATTGAGGCCGGTTTCGTCATTGTCCGTGACGGTGTAGCCCAGCATGGCCAGCCGGGACACCACGGCCTCATACACGGTCATGGTTTAGCCTCTGGACTTGATGCGGGCGATGGGGATAACCTTGTGGTTGATGTAGGAGCGCTGGCTCTCAGTGGCCTCACCAGAGTGGACCAGAGCCCAGTTGGCACCATCGGACAGCTCCGCATCCGTGGGAGAGAGGGTGGTCTGGCTGGTCTTTTCGTAGGAGATGCCCTTGGGGGCAAACACCTTGCGCTGGCGGGTGTAGAGGGTGTCCTGGCCGCCGTTCTTGGCGGGGTCACGGGACATCTCATAGGGCACCTTAGCACCCAGGTCCTCAAAGTTGATGGAGCCCTCACCCAGGACATAGCTGGTGTATTCCTCACCGGCAGGGACATCCACCTCATAATAGGTGGCAATGTTGTCCACGCTGGGGGAGGCCACAGCGTTGTACTTGGTGCCGCTCTTGGTGTAGTAGGTCTTGCCGGTCACCAGGGCGGTGTCAGAGGTCAGCTTATAGGTGGCGGCAACAGCCTCAACAGGCATCCCGTCATCCACAATGACCAGCTTGCCGTTCCAGGTGTAGAGGGTCAGATCACGGGTCACACCGTCCTTGTCGGTGTACTTGAGAGCGGTGAGCAGGTTGAGGTTTTCCAGGTTGGTGGCCGGAACAGAGTGCATGAAAATCATGGCAAACTTTTTCTTGTGGTCACCGCAGGCCTGGGCAGTGGCGCTGTTGAGGGTGGAGGCCTCCAGGTTGCCGTTGACAGAGTAGGTGTGCTTGGTGACAAACTCACCGCTCTTGCCGCCGGTCATGGAGAAAACGCCCTTGAGGATCGCCAGGATGGTGTCCTGGTCAATGTCCTGCCAGTAGTCCGCCACCTGCTGGGCCACATTGTTCATAAAGTCCACGCCGCCGGTGATGTCAAAGGAGAAGTCCTTTTCCACCCACGCCTTGGCACGGCCAATGACCACCACACCCTGCTCAAAGGTCTTGGTGGAGGTGGCGGTGATGTCAGTCTGGCCGTCATAGTTCACGGCCTCACCGTCCAGCAGGCCACGCACGGCCACACGGGCATAGCCGGTGCCGTTCTGGGTGCCCAGCACCGCACGGATGTCCGGGTTGCCCACCAGGACCTTGGACTTGCGGATTTCGTTGAGGCGGGTGCGGGGGATGCGGTCCATGATGTACTTGAAAGCCTCAGGGTTGAAAGATTTTGCGTCAAACTTAGCGTTAGGCATAATTCAATACTTCCTTTCTTGAAATGATTGTGTTGTTGGGGTTATTCCAGCTTTGCGTCAGGGTTTTTGGCCATGTACTCGGTCAGCTCGGAGTAGGACATCTCAGACAGCTTTTTGGTGCTGCCAGGCTTGCCCCCGTCCCCGTTCTCGCCGGGTTTCCAGCCGCTATACTTGGGCGCATCTCCAAACATAAAGTCAGTAGCAGCGTCCTTTTTCATCGCCTCGACCTTGGCCCCCAGAGTGATGGTTTCGCCGTTCTCCTTAGAGGTGACCTTGCCATCCACTACCTTGGCATCCTTGAGGAAGTCCGCCAGCATCGCACGGACGGCGATGTTGTTCTTGGACCCGGCAGCGGTGAGCTCTGCATCCACCGCAGCAGTCAGCTTGACCGTGGCCAGCTCCTTGTCATAGGTGGCTTTCTGGTCCTTGTTCTGCTGGGTGAGCGTGTCGATCTGCTTTTGCAGTTCGGCATTGTCACCGGCGGACTTTTTCAGCTCGGAGAGCTGAGTGTCACGGGTCTTGATACCCTCACGGAGCTGCTTGACCTCGGTTTCCAGCTCTGTGACCTTGGCAGTCTTTGTGTTGAAGTCGGTGCGGGCCACAAAGCCCTTGCCGATCTCCTGAGAAACTGCCGTGTCAATTTCGGGGGTGTACGCATCCCCCAATACGGTTTTCAGCCATTCCAACATGATTGTTACCTCCTTGCATGTCTGCTGTCCTTTTTATCCGGCCAGTCCCGGTGTTGCAGTGCCCATTTTGTAGTCCGCCGGGCCAGCGGTATTTGGGTATGAAAAAAGCACCGTGCATTTTCAGCACGATGCTTTTAACATCAAAAGGGGTTATTCCTCGGAGCTCTCCAGATCAGCGTGGTAGGGGCACTTGAGGCACCGCTCACGCTGTTCCTCGCTCCAGTCGATGCCGCCGGGCAGCACAGAGGGGTTGAGTAGGCGGTCTGCGACATCGCAGATGACCATGCAGTCTGTGCCGTTGACTTGGGCGGCCTTTACTGGGCAATACACTGTTTTCACTCAAACACCTCCATGATTTCCTTTGTCTTGGGGTCAAAGTCGCTTTTGGAAAAAGCGGTGTTGATTTTCCCGCTTTCGTCATCCATATAGGCAGCACCCTCAAAAGAGTAGTAATTGGTGTGGTAGCCATCCCAGCGCTTGCGGGTGATGGAGCACTTAGCCTGCCGGATGTAGCCCTTGGCATCCTCCAGCGTGCAGCCGTGATGCGTGCCGTGGGCATCCTTGAAAACCAGCTCATCAACCTCAATGGGCTTGGCGGGCACCCGGACAGAACCGGGCACGCCGGTTGCCTTTACGGCCTCATAGGCCTTGTAGTCAGCCTTGGAGGCCTCCGGCACACGGCCCTTGTAGGAATAGAGCCCGGCCAGGTCTTTGTATTCGGCAGCGTGGTCATATTTCAATGCTTGGAAGTCCTTGAAATAGCGGGGCGCATCCGCACCCAGGCGCTCCCTGTACTTTTCAAACTGGGCTCTGTCAGTAGTTTCATTATAACTGATTTTCCGCATCTTATCAACAGCTCCTTGACCGTGGAGGGCGTCCTGCTGGGCTTTCCATTGGTCATAGGTCATGTTGCCGGGCACCTTGAAACGCTCACCCGTCACAGCGTCACGGGCATAGCGTTCACCCATGCCGTTCATGTCCTCAAAGTAGGGGCAGGTGCAGCACCGGCACCACGGGTGAAACGGCGGAGCGGTGAGCCCCACCTGGTAGTCAGACATCTTGAAAACCTTGCCGTCCATGTCGGCACACAAGCTGCATGTGTCCTTGTCAAAGGAGGCCACGATTTTGTAGCGCTCCACATCCAGGGCCTTGTAGCAGTCCTTTTGCCCGGCACTGGAGAAATAGGCGCTTTCCGTCATCACCAGGCGGCCAGCCTTTGCCCTGGACACATCAAACTGCTTGGAGATGGCAGAAATGGCACGGTCCGGGGCCTCGCCCCGGATGACCATTTGCGTGAGCTGGGTGTTGACGCTGTTCACAAGGCTCTGCTTGTTTGTCCAGCACCGATCACGGAAAGTCTGGTTGTCCGTGGTCCAGGGCCGGGAGAGCACCTTGGTGATGGTTTCCTCATTGATGGCCTGCATGGTCCAGCCCACGCCCAGCCCCTTTTGCAGTTCAAAGGCCGTGTGGTAGTAGCTGCCCTCATACATCTTGCGGGCGGCGGCATCCACATAGTCCAGTTGGTTGGAGTATAGGACCTCTGCCTGCTGCTGGAGCTGGAGCTTTAGAGCCTCCAGCCGGGAGATGTGCACCCTGGCGCTGGCGTTCTCAAGCTGTTTCATCCAGGCACCATCAATGGCGTTTTGCTCACCATGGGCGATGTACTCAGCCACGGTCCAGTGAAACTCCTTGAGCTCCTTGGAATTGAGCAGCTGCTTGGCCTCTGCCAAGTCAATCTCATTGTTAGTGGCAAAGCGCTGATACCAGCGGGCCATCTGCCGCTCAATCTCAGCTTGGGCGGCGGCAAACTGCTTTTCAAGGTTTTCCACATAGGAGTAGGACTGGTCCAGCAGCGCATCCTCCATGTTTTTCATGCGCTGGGCCCAGTAGGCGGCATTAGTCTGTCTTGCCATCGCCACCACCCTCATTGTTTACCGGCGGCTGGTTGCGGTTGGCCAGAAAAGCGGCCTGGTAGGGGTCAGCCTGCATGGCCTCCTCTTTCTCATCCTTGATGCGCTGGAGCTCCTGCTCCGGGTCAGTGACCCATGGGTGCATCTTGACGATGGTTTCATCAGAGAGGATGCCCACGGAGTTCTTGCAGTTGTTGATGGCCTCCGTTTCGTTGATGAGCACATCCCGGTCAAAGATGACCGTGACATCCTCGCCCTCAAAGCTCCTGCCGCCGGTGTTGGCCAGGTGCTTGTTGATAAACCAAAGCAGCTCCTCCATGCTGGCCTGAAACTCCATTTCAATGCCGTTGGCATCCAGGTCAATGTCAGAGTACATGCTCTGAATGTTCATTTGGTTTGGGTCACCGCTCATGCGGTCATCCTTGGCATCATAGCCTCTGGCGTTCTCAATGATGGCATCCTTGAGCAGGGCCAGCAAGGTCTTGTAGTTTTCAGCGTTGACGGAGATTTCCAGCGTGTCCACGCCGCCATCAGAGCCCTCATAGGACCGCACCTTGATGGCACCATAGGTGGCCAGGTTGCGGCGGAATGTGCCCAGGTCCTCACCGTCATAGTTCTTGATGACCAGGATGGTGGTGTGGATGTCCTCCTCCATCTGGTTGGCAAAGTTGCTCAGGATGTTGTTGTAGGCATCCTGGAGGCACTTGACCTTGGAGAGGAGTGGGATTTCATGGTGGGAGCTCTTAAAGCACACCAACGGGATGCGCTCCCAGTTGTAGCCCTCCACCTTGCCGGTTTCATCGTCCTGCCGGGTGATGATATAGGGGCCGGAGTAGGCAAAGCTGTCCGGCTCCAGCACGCCGTCATCCGTGCGGATGAAACAGTCCACGCCGCCGCCGTGCATGACCTCAACCTTGACCACATCCTTGGCATGTTCGGCCTCATCGTATTCCTGCACCACATAGACATGGACAGCAGCATCCAGGACGGTGTGGTCAGCGTCCGCCCAGAATGGCAGGACCTCATCAGCAGGAAAGCGCCGGAAAGCCAGCTCCCCGTTTTCGTAGTAGGGATAGAGCCAGGACTTGCCGCCAATCCATGCGCCCTCACCAACATTGTGCATGGTACGCAGAAAACGGGCCCCGAACAGAGCCCCCAGGGCCTTGGCATACTCCTTGTTTTCGGTGTCAAAGGACAGCGGACGGCCAAAGGAGTAGTTGGTCTTTTGGTCCACCATCTTGGAATAGAGGTTGTTGACCAGCCGGTTGTTGGGCAAGTTCTTGAGCACAATGGGCTTGCCGTCCTCATTCAGCGCCAGGCGTTCCCGGTGGGTCACATCCTGGTAGCCGTCATAGTAGGCCTCACCCTCAAGCTGCTTTTTGCGCTCCGGGCTGGTGAGCCATGCGGTGATTTCAAGCTCCAGAAAGCGCTTGTCCGTCATGCCCCGTTTGAAATTGGTGGCCACACGGCCATTGCAATCATCCCTCAGATTGAGTGTCACCATTGGTTTCTCACCTCACAAACATTTTGCCTGTTTCCAAGCATCATAAAGTTTCGGCCCTTGTATAGCCATCCAGTCCGTCATTTCCTCATTAGAGGCCCAGCCAGACGGTGAGAGGCTATTGATGCTCAGGCCGCTCTCATAAAGAAAAGCGTGGACCAGTTCATGCCTCATGCACTTACGCATGTAGTCATCCAGGCATTTCTTGCTGCCGGGCTCTTTTCGCTCTGCCGCCGTATATTTACGGGCCACGCATAACTTGATGCTGGTGTCACAGTAGCCATCACAACCTGCCGCCTCAAGCTCAGGGTCTTGGGCCCTTGTCCGATATTCCACAGCATATTGCACACCCAACACAGAAACTCGCACAGTAAAACCTCACTTAAAGCTAATCAGATCAGGCGCATAGACACGGTGCACGAAGTAGCGCACATCGTCCATGCTATGGTCATTTTCTTTGATGGGACGGTCCATCTGGGCCTTTTCATCCCAGCGATACATCCCAAACTCACGGATGCAGTCCGTGCAGCAGTCACAGAAAAAGATGTCACCGCTCTGGAGCCGGGTGGCCACATTGCGGATGCCGTCCAGCACGGAGTTGGAGGCCTTTTCTACACGGTAGCGGTCATGGCGGCGGATGACCTCAATGAAAGAGGCCGCCGATGGGTCCACGATGATGGCGGACACATGCAGACCGTCAGCCAGGCGCTCCAGCTCCGTGTAGTGTTCCTCATCGGTGCGCTGGCGGCCCTCTTTGCGGCTGTCATAGTAATACTCCCGCATCCTGTACCACTTGCCGCCAGCCTTGCCCCAGAGGCCAATGCTGGTGGGGTTGATGGTGCCGTAGTCGCAGGACATCACATACTTTTCATAGGGCCTGGGGACGCTGGGCACAACATGAAAGTCCTTGTTGAACATCGTGTAAATAAGCCCCTCCGCCACCACCCACAGGCCCCGGATAAAGCGATCATAGAAAACGCCAGAGTAAAGGCTCTCATACCTTGCCTTGACTGAGGCGGAGAGGCTGAGGTTGTCATCCATGGTGAAATGGAGGTGCAGCATTTTCCGCCTGCTGGCCTCCAGCACCCACTTGGTATAAAACCAATGGCTGGGGCCCTCCGGGTTGCAGTTAAACCACAGCTTGGCCCCCTCAACAGAACAGCGGGCCGTGGCCTGGTTGACAAAGCTCTCCGGCATCAGGGCCACCTCATCCAGCAGGATGCCTGCCAGTGTGATGCCCTGGATGAGTGCGGCGCTGCTTTCGTCCTTGCCGCCGAACAGGTAAAAGCTGTTACTCTTGCCGTTGGCGCTCACCACGATCTTGTTTTCAGTGCGGTGCTCCTTGAAAGAGAAAACGCCCGCCAGCCAGACGGGCAGATTGCTTGTCACATTGCGGCGCAGGCTCTCAATGGTCTTGCCGCAGATGGCAAAATTGCAGCCATCAAAGCGGGTCATGGCCCACATGATAAAGCCCACCGTCATGGCCACTGTCTTGCCGGAGCGGATGGAGCCGTCACAGATGATGCCGTCATAGACCTCAAAGCCGGGCCTATTCCACCAGGTCATGGCCAGGTTTTGCCGGGTGCTCAATCTCTGGTATTCCATCCGTGTCTATCTCCTCTCTGGTGCTCTGGTCAATGACCTCAAAGATGTTATTCTCTGGGGCCTCGCTGCCACCGTTCTTGCTGTCGAACATGCCCAGGTGCTTGGCCAGCAGCTCCAGGGCCTTGACCTTATCATGCACCTTGACCTCCGTGCCATATTGCCCCTCCTTGATGGAGGCAATGGCCTTGCGCTTTTCATCCGGCAACTCAGAGGTGGGGGTGATGCGGACAATGCCATTTTGGTTGACGGTGGCGAAGTCAGCACCGTTGGCAAAGGCGATTGCAGCCAGCTCCTCAAGCACTTTTTCCTGGGTGATTTCCACCCGCTTTTGACGCTTGGCCTGCTGCTTTTGGATTTCGGCAGAAACTTGAGTTTTATTGAGTAGTTCCACGGCTATCCGGGAGGCGCTTTTTTCGCTATATCCGGCACGCTTGGCAGCCGCCGTGGCATTGAGGTCCACAAGGTATTCCTGCACAAATCGCTTTTGCTTTTCAGTCAGCTTTGCCATCTCACCACCCCATCACATAGTAAAAGCCGCCCTCATCGGACGGCTCTAAAAAATCGTTAGAATGAAACAGCGGCAAGGGTCTGGGTTTCATCATCCGTCACCTTGCCGCTGTTCAACCAAGGAGGTATTGCATCATCTTGAGGCACTACCCGCAGGATATAGTGTACCACAGAAACACCGAACAGAACGAACAAGTTACAGTTGGACCTCTGTACCGTCATCTGTTTCCGGCTCCGTGGCCTTGATGTACCTGTTGCACATCATCCGCACGCCGTCAGCAGTGTTACTCCCGCCGATACATGCGGCCACCTGCTGCCACGGCAGTCCATTCACAAAGCGATATGTGAAAACCTGCCGGAGGAGGCTGTCCTCAATGGTGGTGATGTACCTCTCCAAACGGTTGCGCTCATAGATGCACTGCTGGAGTTTGGCCTCAATGATGCCCTTGAGGTCCACGATCTCCGCCGCATAGCGGCCAACACAGTCCCCCACGCCGGAGCTCCTGGGCATCCCGGACAGATCTGACGAACAGGACACCGCCCTGGCCTCCAGCTCAAGGAGGCGCTTTTTGTCCATCTCGATCTCCCGGTTGAGGTAGTAAAGCTGGGACAGTTCTTTCAAAGTCACAAATCAGCACCAGCCTCTCCACGCCACACGGGTTTGCAGTTGCCCTCACCAAAGGTGCACTTGACGGCACACACCCGGCAAGGGTCACCACCGGCCATGACAAAGCGCAGGTCCGCCACGGCCTTGCTCAGTTTCGCCTCAGCAAAGCGGGCACGCTCCTGGGCCCTCTCGCAGGCCACCAGCGCATCCGTGGCATCCTGGACGGGGGCAAGCTCCGCATCCAGGGCCGCTGCCTCCTCTGTGATGCTCTTGGAAACATTGTTGACGGTCTGGAGGGCCGTTTCCAGGATGGCGGCGTGCTGTTTCAGCAGTTTAATATTCAGATTATCGCTCATTTTGCGCTCTCCTTTACTCGCTTAATTCTGGCCTTGAGTGCGGACATGACGGCCTCATGGGTGTCCTGGCGATCTCGCACCGTAGCCATGACATCCTCATCCTGGCAGCCCTGCACTACAAGATAGTGGACGAAAACCTTGTCATAGGGGGAGCCCTGCCGGTATAAGCGGCAGTTGCCCTGGTCATTCAGCTCAAAGGACCAGTTGAGGCCGTACCACACCACATGCTGGCCGCCTGCCTGGAGGTTGAGGCCGTAGGCACAGGAGGCCGGATGCACCAGCAGCACATCAACCTCTCCGTTGTTCCAGGCCTCCTCATCCTCCACGGTTTTGTAGACCCTCACCCGGAGGTCCTTGCGGTGCTTTTTCAGCGCCTCCAGGATGCGGTCACGGTCATGCTGGTAGCCGTAGAAAGTCAGGCAGTGCTCTCCGTTCAACTGCTCCAGCAGCTCCAGATAGGCCTCCAGCTTGCAGTCATGGACCGGCACGATGTGGCCATCATTGCTATACACAGCGCCGTTGCACATTTGCAGGAGTTTTCCCACAAGAACGGCGGCAGAGGCGGCGGTGATGACATCCTCGTCCACCTCCAGCAGCAGGTCACGCTCAAACTGGTCATAGGCCCGGCGGGCTTTGGCATCCAGCAGCACCGGCACCTCATGCTGGATGAAGTCCGGCAGCTCCAGGTAGTCCTCCGCTTTCATGGAGATGCAAATGTCAGAAATGGCATCCAACACAGCGCTCTCCGCACCGTCTTTGGCCTTGTAGGAAAAAATCTGTGTGCGGCTCCGCTGGTCAGGATCAAAATAACGCTCACGGTAGGCGCTCAGGGATTGCCCCAGGCGCTCTCCGCAGTCCAGCAGGTAAACTTGTGCCCACAGGTCAATGAGGCCCTTAGAGGACGGCGTGCCAGTCAGCAGGACCATCCGCTTGATGAAACGCCGCACCCGCCTCATGGCTTTCCAGCGCTTGCTCTGGCTGTTCTTAAAGCTGGTACTCTCATCAAGCACCACCATGTCAAAGGGCCAGGCCTGTTTGTAGTAGTCCACCAGCCACTCCACATTTTCCCGGTTGATGACATAGATGTCCGCCGGAGTGTTGAGAGCCTTGATGCGCTTGGTGGCGCTACCCAGCACCACAGAGGTGCGGAGGTGCTGGAGATGGTCCCACTTGGCGGCCTCCTTGCTCCAGGTGGCCTCTGCTACCTTTTTGGGGGCCACTACCAGGACCTTTTGCACCTGCCAGCGGAAATACTTGAGAATATTGACCGCTGACAGAGTGATGACCGTTTTTCCAAGGCCGGGACGGAGAAACAGCCCAACGGCAGGGTCCTCAACTACACGCTGGATGCAATAGGCCTGGTAGTCATGCGGCACATATTTCATGCAGGGAAAACCTCCCTCAAAAAGTCCTTTACTGCGTCCATCCCAAACAGCACCCGGCAGTCCGCCCCCCGTTTCTCCATCTCACTCCGCTGCCATTTCTGGACTTTGGCCAGCCTGCCCACCTCCGTTTTCAGTTCAACAAAGATGGTCTTGCCGGTGGGGGTGATTATCAGTCGATCAGGCACGCCGGGATTTCCGGGTGACACAAACTTATAGCAGAGGCCACCGTGCTCTTTCACCTTGCGAACAAGGTAGCTCTCAATATAGCTTTCTTTCATGGATTTCCTCCTTTCGGAACAGTGGAACATTCGCGCGTGTATGTAGCGCAAACAGGCGGTTTAGAGAGTTTTATTTTTCTCTATTCTCTCTAAATCCTCTCTTTTACCCTAATATAGAAAATGAATGTTCCAATGTTCCACTTAGCCTAAAAGCCTTGCGGCGCAAGGGTTTTGCCCGGAACATTTGCCGGAACATTGCCCGGAACATGTTCCACCTGCCCGGAACATTGGAACATCTGAAAATCTCAAATGTTCCGGGCAATGTTCCGGGTCAAAGCCGCACCTTTTGAAAGCCCCGTTGCTTGCCGCAGTAGCCAAAGCGCAGGGAGCCTCTGGCCCTTTCCCACAAGGCGCTGGCCTCAATGATGCTGTTGATTTCTGCCGTGTCACTGTACCTCATATCCCGCTGCTTGCCGTCCAGGGCCTCACACCAGACCTCCAGAGCACACACACGGTCACGGGGCACCAGCTTGACATCTCCCTGCACAGCGCCGCCCCAGAACATCCGGCGGCGATCAAGCGGCCAGTTCTGCCAGTCCTCCGGCACCGGGCGCTCCAGAAAGTCCAGTATGATGCCCTCACGGGTGTTGACCTCACGGTGGGCCTCCTGGGCCTCCTTAGCGGCGGCCTCAATTTCCCCTTTGAGGAAAAGCGGCTCTCCCGTCTGCCAGCGGACCATGGCCTCAGCCCAGAGCTGGTCAATTTCTCCGGGCAGATCAGTCCAGACGCTTTTGGCCGCCGGGGCCAGGCCCACATCCACCGGCCAGAAACGCCGGTTGCCGGTGCGGTCCCGCAGGTAGTCAGAGGTGTTGGTGGTGCCGAAGAACACACAGCACCGGGGCAGCTCCTTGACATGGCGGCCATAGGCCGCACGGAAACGGTCAGAGCGCAGGGAGAGAAACTGCTTGATGCACGCCACATCCGTCTTGCGGAAAGCGTCCAGCTCACCGATCTCCACCAGCCAGACCCCCTGCAAAAGTTCAGAGGCCTCCTTGCCCTCAAAGGTGCGGATGCTGTCATTAAACCAGCCCCGGCTCATCTTATCCAGCAGGGTGCTCTTGCCAATGCCCTGGGGCCCAGCCAGGATGAGCATGTTGTCATACTTGCTGCCGGGCACCATGGCACGGGTGACGGCGGCGGTGAAAGCCTTGCGGGTCACCGCTCTGGTATAGGGGCTGTCCTCCGCCCCCAGGTAGTCAATGAAAAGGGTGTCCAGGCGGGGCACGCCGTCCCACTTGAGGCTCTGGAGGTAGTCCTGGACCTCGTTGAAAGCGTGCTGTGTGGTGTGGAGGGAGAGGGCCCCGTCAATCTTGCCGTTGCCGGTGATGTGGTGGACCTTTTCCATGTACCAGTAGAGGCCATTGTTGTCATTGTCATCCCAAAGGCGGCGTTTGGTGGAGGCGTTCCAGGGGAGCGCATCCAGCACCTCACCACGGCCCGCAAACTGGTTGAGGGCAAACTTGCTCTTGAGCAGCGGGTCATTCTCAAGAATAATCCAGACATTATCAATGGTAGCCTTGGGGAGGCCGGTCTGGCTGTTGATCTCCAGCCGGTCCATCCAGTTGGCGGGCTCTGCATCGTTGGTGGCCTCCACGCCCTCAAAGTCCTTGACGGCCTCCTGGTAGCGCTCCTGGCTCATCAGGGCGGACACATCGGGGTCTTGCGTGGCCAGTTCGCACATGGCACGGTAGGAGGGCAGGCGGTTGGTGGGAGTGCCCGGCTGGGCCTCATCGTCCTTGTCACCAAAGCGATGCAGGCGCACAAGGTCAAAGGCGTTCACCAGCTTGCCGCTGCACGGGTCAGTGGCGTGGTGGGAGTAGAGAAACTTGCCGCTGTCATAGATGACAGCGCCGCCGGTTGTGGAGCCGCCCAGGTAGGTGTAGCGGCCCGGCATACTCTCCACCGGCTCATACATGCCGGGGATGAGCTCATCCATGGCACGGTAGATGTCATAGGTGCGGCAGAAAGCGCCCACAACACCGTTTTTGGCCTCCGGGTCACCCTGCTTGACTGCCAGCTTAGTGGGCAAGTTTTGGGCGCCGGGCACCTGGGGCCAGAGGGTACAGTCACGCCAGTCCTCATACTGGCCCAGCAGGCCCTTGACGGACAGCAGGGGCTTGTCTTTCCACACATAGATGTATTGGCTGTCTGAGCAGCAGCTTGGCCAGTACATCAAACGGGACACCTCAAAAGTGGTGGGGTCACAGAGCTCCAGGCCTATGTACTCCGCCATCTTGCGGGCGATGGGCTCATATTCATCCGCTGAGGCCGTGCGGTCCAGCGGCAGCAGAACACGCAGGCGGGGTGCCGCCGGGCTGTGCTTACGGGTGGAATAGATGCAATAGCCGCAGCTCAGCCCCTCAACACGGCGCAGGACATCCTCCGTGCCGCCCGGTGGGATGTTGTCCAGGTCCAGCGTGATGACATCACGCCCGGTCACATTGTTGGCCTTTCGGCGGGGGCCTGACAGTGTGCCTGCCATAAAGCCGCCCACATCCTTGAGGTCATCCTGCTGGGCCTTTTTCATATTCAGATATTCTGCCAGGGGCTCAGTGCCTCTGGCGGGGGTCTGGAGCTTTGCCCACAGCTCAGAAATGAGCAGGGTTTGCGCCTGCCAGACCATGGCCCTCCGGCTGCTACCGGCGGAGATGGTTATTTTGCGGTCAAATTGCATGGGTCACACCTCACGGTTTCGGATGTATCAGGGATTGAGAAATGCGGTTGTCAAGCCGCTGGAGCTTGACGGTGCGCTGCTGGGTCACCTCATCACGGATGCTGAACATGAGCTTGAGCTGTTCCAGCATGATCTCAACATCAGCGATCTCCTCAGCGATGTGGGCGGCGTTGTCCTGGCCACGGAGGTTTTTGGAGAGCTCCTTGGTGAGCTCCGCCATCTCCTCCATGCAGACCGTGCACTGGCTGGTCTTGCCATAGACATTCACCGCAAGCTGGCAGATTGCCGTTTCGCATTTGGTCATCTAAAAAACCTCCCTGTCTTGCGGTCCCGGAGCTCAATGCGGGCCACCAGCTCAAAGCCGCTTTCCGCAATGATAAACTTGAGGACCTTGATGAGAGTGTTGACCTTGGCATCCAGCGCCTCATGCCCCTCTGCGGACACTTTCTTGATGGCGTTGTATGCCGTTGGGTCTGCGTAGCCCTCAGCGTTTTCCCAGGGTTTTGGGCTCATTGGCCAGCACCTCCTTTTGCCATTGTTCGACATCTGCACCCAGCTCCTTGAGCTTGAGCCGTTCCGGGTACAGGTCATCCATTTCATAAAATTCACGCATCCGGCGGTGCTCTGCGGCCATCGCCAGATAGAAGTCATGGAGCCGCTTGACCCCAAAGCCCAGGTGCCGGTGCAGTGTCCAGAGCACCATGCAGTCCACATCCAGAGCCAGCAAGTCATCTTTCTCAAGGCATTGCTGGTTGATTTCGTGCATCATGGCCATCTGCATCTCCGGGGTCATTATGGACTTGCCCAGAGCGGAGAGCTTGATGTTGAGTGTGGGGTCTTTGGGCACCTGCACACCTTGGCGTTGCAGGTTTCGCCGCTCTTTTCTGTTCATCGCTTTGTGCCTCTCCGGCAGCGCCCGGCGTTCTCATTGGGCTGCCAGTCCTCAACCACAAGGACCGGCTGGCCGGGGCCTTTGTCACAGATGAAGTCACCCTCACCAATGTACTGGCAGCAGTCACACATGCCGGGGTCACACATCCGGGGCTTTTCACTCCTGGGTCTGGGTTTCCGCTTTTTCATAGGGGCGGCTCCTTTCTGTCACGATTTCACCGGCGCAGGCCGCATAGCCCGCCAGATCAATAAAGCTGTCAGCTTTGTCCCCAGCTTTGATGCGTGCTATCTTGAGCAGCGCCATCATCATGGCCACATCCTTAGAGGTGAACAGCGTGCCCATGTAGGCGGTCCACAGTTGTCCAATAAGGCCAAAGCTGTCCTCCGGCGTGCCATAGTCCTGCTCACGCTCACCGCAGACACAGCAGCGGGCGGCCTCCAAAATCTCAGAGCGTTTCATTGGGCACCTCCTTATTGAGCCATTCCAAAAGTTGCGTTTTTCCAAGGGACTGGCAAAAGGTCTTGGAGAGGAAAGCGGCCAGTTCCTCAGCGTCCATGTTGTGCATGAGCTCCAGCGTGGTGGGGACCACCTCCGGGCACTCCTGCATACGGAGCTTGTGGCAAGCCTTGCCCAGATAGTTCAACAGGCAAGAGCCAGCCTGGGGGCAGCGGTCACACAGTTTCATGGGCGGCCTCCTCAATATCATCGAAGATGACCGGCACCTGGGAGCGCATCTGGTGGAGCAGCGGGATGGCCACCTCACGCATCTGCGGGTGCGCCGCCGGGGCGGTCCGCAGCTTGAAGAAATGCCGCCATTCTCGCAGGTTGGCTGTCATCACCACCTCGGTCTTGAGGCATGTGGGCAGAACAGCACGGGCCTCTTGCGGGGTGCAGCCCCAGTCCAGCAGCTCAAAATATGACTTTTCAGCCATTCTGCAAGCCACTTTCCAATACTGCCAGCCCGGTGTGCCCTCCGTCAGGAAAGAGGGGCGGATGACGGTGATTTCACTGCCAAAGGCATCCTTGGAATAGTTGCAGTAGCGGGTGCTCTCCTGGCAGTAGGAGGCCATGCGGTGCCGGACAATTTCATGGGACACACCCCGGTCACACACAAACTTGACCGTGATGTCAAAGTGTTCCAGGACGGCCTCATGGCCACGCTTGATGATGCCCGCCACAAACTTGGCGGCGCTGGTGTCGGTGATTTTGTCCTCAGACTTGTAGCAGACCCGCCCGCACAGCTCAATGTGCTGGAGGATGGCCTGGCCATCCAGCGGGGTGAGGATTTCGGTATAGGGATTGATGATTTTCATGTGTCACGGTCCTCCTTGTCAGCTATCCCACCGCTTGTGGCAGATGGGGCAGATGTCGGTGTCAAGTACAAAGGCCTTTCCGCAGACGGGGCAGTTTTCGCCAAACTCAAAGATTTCAAGGCTCTTTGCATCCTCCGGCGGGGTCCATTCTCCACCAAGTCTTACGGCGGAGACATACACGCCCTCAAGCGAAATATGTTGCGCCACACAGTAGTTGCGGACCTCAACAAGCGTGGGTTGGCGCTGGCTCCCGGTAAAAATCAGACCTGTATAGTCCTCGTTCCAGGAGTGCGTGATTTTGTTGACGGCCATGTGCTCAGTCCTTTCCAGATAGAATTGCCCACCGCACACAGCGGGCGGGTGAAATATTAAGTAGTCACGGGCCCGGCCCATTGTTCCGCCATTGCGGCGGCTATACCGGGGAAAGTTTTGGCCCTGTTGATGGGGTCCCGTTCTCTGCGGCCTTGAAAGCGCCGGTAGTTTCCGTGTGCGTCTTTACATCCGCCATTTACCCATGGGGTGACACCCTCCGTGATGATTTCGGTGGGGACCAGCGGGGGCAGCTCTTTGAGCCACAGGCATGTCCGCTTTGTGTACGGATGCCCAAACTGCCACGGTTGTATTGCTTGGGTGTAGGGCGGCAGCTCCACGATTTTCAAAGGGGTGGGGTTTTCCACGGCGATCTTTGCACAGTCAGCGCTCAGAAAGCTCATAAAGAAAGCCTTGGCCTCCATTGCTTTGGCGTATCGCTCCGCCACAATCTCACCCTTTACCCTCATGCGGACGGCGCTGGCGTTGGTCAGATAGGTGCACGGTGGGAAAGCAATGAGCATGTCCCACCGCCCCAGCACATAATGTGCGGAGCCGTCACAGGTCTTGAAAAAGCAGTAGCCATTGAGCAGAGGGAGCACATCTTGCTGGATATGCCACTCAGGGTGGCCGCCGGAGCATGGGATGAGGTCACAACTATACGCCTCATGGCCCAGCTTTCGCAAAGCTATGGTGACCGCCTGGCTTTCCTCGCAGGCAACAAGGATTTGCATAAAAGCCTCCCTCAGCCCACCACCGCATTGGTAGCGGGGGGGGCTCGTCAGTTATTTAGTCTTTCTTGAAAAATGTGCCCACCCAGCCATCAGCGTTGAGCGGCAGATCAGCAGCCCACGGGATGGGCTGGCGCATGATGTTGACCACCGTGTCCAGCATGGTGTCATCATCGCTCCAGGGGGCCGTATCAATGACCACCTCGTCATGGATGTGGAACACTACCGGCAGGCCAGCGGCCTCAAGGCGCTCAATGGTGTCCGCCAGGCAGTCACGGGCAATGGCCTGGACGCAGTTTTCCACCAGCTTGCCGCCGTAGGTTTCGATGCGTTTCCACCGTTTGGTTTTCTGGTCCATGCCCATGTAGGAGATGGAGGGATTGCCCCATTGATTTTCACCAATGCCGGGGCTCACATAGTAGAGCTTGCGGCCAGAGGGGAGCTGAATGGTGAAACAGTCAGTGCCCTGGTTGTAGTCATACTCACGGGCCAGCAGCAGGCCATTGATGCCCACACTGCCACCCTGGGTGATGACCTGCACAGCGGCATTGTCCATGGAATACCACAAGTCACGGATGCGCTTGTTGGCCTCACGCCAGCGGCTCACGATGTCCGGCAGGTCCTCCTCCGGGATGCCCATATCCAAGGCCCCCATGTTGATGAGTGCGCCGGTGCTGCCCTGGTAGCCCAGGGCCAGCTCTGCCACCTTGCCCTTTTGCCGGAGTGCATACTCTGGATTGCCCTTTTTGATGAGCTCAATGGGCACGCCGAACATCTGAGAGGCAGAGGCCTCATAGATTTTTCCGTGGGTGCGGAACACCTCCAGCCGCCATTGCTCACCGGCCAGCCAGGAGATGACACGGGCCTCAATGGCCGAAAAGTCAGCGTCAATGAGGACATGCCCCTCCGGGGCCACAAAGGCGGTGCGGATGAGCTGGCTGAGGGTGTCAGGCACGGAGCCATAGATCAGCCGGAGGGCATCCAGCTTGCGGTGCTCCACCAGCTCACGGGCCAACGGCAGCGGCTCTGTGTAGGTGCGGGGCAAGTTCTGGACCTGCACCAGGCGGCCTGCCCAGCGCCCCGTCCTGTTCGCTCCATAGAATTGGAGCAGCCCACGGACACGGCCATCCGGGCACACAGCGGCCTCAATAGCGTCATACTTTTTGGTGCTGGTCTTGCCCAGCTCTTGGCGTATCTCAAGCATCCGCTGGACCTGGGGGCTGTTGTCCTCCTTGCCCAGCAGGCGGGCCACGGTGTCCTTGCGGAGGTCCGCAAGCTCCTCTCCCATGGCCTCCTGGAGCCATTGCGTGAGCTGTGCCACGCTGTTGGGGTTGTCCAGCTTGGAGATTTTCATGGCCTCCTGGGTGAGGTTTTGGCGGGTCACATTGCCCAGATAGAGGGCACCGCTCACCAGGTCCATGTCCACGGCCACGCCACGGGCATTGATGATGAGGTCCGTTTCCCATTGCTTTTGCACGAAGTCCGGTACGGGAAAAGCGGAAAGCCTCCGCTCAATTTCCATTTCCGTCACAACATCCTGGCGGCAGTATTCTTTGAACAGCTCCCACTTGTCGGTGTCGTGCTGGGGCAGGTTGCGGGTGCGGCCTCCATTGGCCTTTGTAGGGGCGCAAGGGACGCAGAAATAACGGATGAGCGCCTTGCCGGTGTTGAGCTTGCGCTTGTCCTCAGCAAGCCCCAGGGCCTTGCCAGTGGCATCCAGGCCTGCTGTGTAGCCACAATAGAGGCCGTGGAACATGGTGCAGCGCCATTGGTCCGGCGGTAGGGTGCCCAAAAACTTGGACAGGCA